GGGGGGAAGCTTCCGCTGGGGCCGTGGGGGGACGAAGGGATCTCGCCGCTTCTCGCCAGTAGCGGCAGAACCACAAACCAGGGGACCACCTGGGTCGCTGTCCACTCGACAGCGTACCAAGTTGTCTCCGTGAATCAACCGGAGAAACGATGGCAGCCGGAATCCGGCGGTACAACCGGCCCACACGGGGCTACGTCACGGTCGACAACTCGTTCGCCAGGAGCACCTACACGCCACGAGCGGTGAAGGTCGGCCTGTTCGTCCTGAGTCACATGGACGGACGCGTACTCACCCAGGAGTTCATCGCTCGAACGCTGGACCTGTCCGTACGCACTGTGGCCGAAGCCCTGAAGGACCTGGAGGGCTACGGGCTCCTGGTCCGCGTGGAGGAGCGAGACGAACGCGGGTACCGGTCGGGAACCCAGATGCACATCAGTGACATCCCGTTCACAGACGAGGAACGGGCTGAGCTGGGGAAACCCGACCTACCGGCAGAATCTGCATCTGGGACCAGATCCCTACCGGCAAAATCCGCACCTGCGCTTTTTGCCGGGCCTAAGAAGACTCTTCCAAGCAAGAAGACTCTTAAAGACTCTTGCCCACCTCCGGCGGGCGAAGCTCTCTTCGACGCTCCAGACGGCGTGTACACGGGGAAGGACGGCAAGGGAGGAGGCGGAGTCAGCCCTGACCACTCCGCCGTCTTCGCGTCCTTTTGGGCGGTCTACCCGAGGAAGATCGGGAAGGCGAAGGCCCGAGCCGCGTTCGCTTCGGCTCTAGGGAAGACCTCTGCGGATGATCTTGTGAATGGAGCCCGCCGGTACGCGGACTACGTCGCCTGGTCCACACAAGATCCACGGTTCGTGAAGCACCCCACCACGTGGCTGAACGGTGAGTGCTGGGAAGACGATCTGCCGCAGCGTCCGACACAGCGCGACGTGCGGAATACCGACTGGGAAAGTGACGTGGGATGAGTGCTCAGCAGCCGTACGACGTAGAGCTGGACCTGGACATCGACGCGCCAGGGAATGACGGCCTGCCGTACTTCCAGGAGCTGACGGACGCGGAGGTGGAAGTGAAGGCCCCTGTGGCGCAGCGCAAAAAGCCCCTCTGGAAGGCGACGGAGATGGAGATGACCAGGCACCTGACCCGCTTCCATGACGGGTCGAACGGCAACGGCCCCCGGTATGTGGTGGCCGACCACGTCCGCAACCGCAACGGCTTCGACGCCACCCGCACGGCGGACTTCATGGTGGTGGACACCTGGCAGTCGTTGGCGGTGCACGGGTTCGAAGTCAAGGTGGACCGTCGGGACTGGCTGAAGGAGACACGGCAGCCGGAGAAGTCCGAAGCGTTCAAGCAGTACTGCCACTACTGGTGGCTGGTGGTGCCGGACGAGGGACTGGTACGCGGAGACGAACTCCCGAGGGACTGGGGACTGATGGCCATCCGTGGTGCGCACCAGGGGTTCACCGTGGAGAAGCTGGTAGTCGTGAAGGCAGCGCCGAAGCTTGAGCCGCTGCCGATGCCGTGGACGATGACCGTTCCGCTGCTGCGCGCTGTCCAGCGCACAGCGCGGGGAAGCTGGGAGGGCTGACCATGAGCCATGGTGAACCACCACAGGATCTGCACGCGGAACGGTCGCTACTGGGGGGGTTGCTCCAGTCCAATGTGGAGATCGACAATGTCCAGGGTCTGGTGTCCTCTGCGGACTTCTACCGGATGCCCCACCAGTTGATCTACGACACGATGCTGATGCTCCGCATGGACGGGAAGCCAGCGGATCCGGTCACGATGGTGAACGAACTCGCGCGGTCCGGTGACCTGCTGCGGATCGGCGGGGGGGAGTACCTGCTGGACATGATGGAGGAGTGTCCCTCCGCCGTGAACGCGGTTTACTACGCTGAGATCGTGGCAGACAAGGCGATCCTGCGCAGGCTTCAGGAAGCCGGGGTCAGGATCATCCAGATGGCGGAGAACGGACACCAGGGCGCAGACGCCATGGGTGTAGTGGAGCAGGCCTGGAACGAGCTGGAAAAGCTCGTGTCCCACCGCCGTGGGAACGTCGTCGCCGAATCCGTGGACATGGTCAGCGCGTTCATGGACCTGATGGAGTCCCCCGCAGCACCAGCGATGTCCACGGGTATCCCTGCGCTGGACAAGGCGTTGGACGGCGGTTTCAGGCCGGGCACGATGATCGTGGTTGGGGGCAGGCCGGGCGGGGGCAAGTCGCTGCTTCTCCAGCAGTTCGCGCAGGCAGCGGCCGAAGCTGGCCACGGTGCCATGATCGTGTCGATGGAGATGTCCGAAACGGAGCTGATGGAGCGGTTCCTGGCCAGGGAGTCCGAGATCCCACTGACGTCGATCCGCCGTCGCCAGCTTCACCGCGAACAGAAGCGGCTCCTGGCAGCCGCAGGACAGCGGATCGCGAAACTGCCGCTGGCCGTGGTGGATCTGTCCCACGTGAGCCTGTCGCTGATCGCGGCACGGGCCAGGGAGCGGCAGCGGACCGCACGGGGGTTGGCCATGATCGCGGTGGACTACGTCCAGTTGATGACGGTCGGGAACCCTCGCTCTACCCGCCAGGAGCAGGTGGCGGAGAACTCTCGCGGTCTCAAGCGGATTGCCCGTGATCTTCAGGTGCCGGTGGTCGTAGCGGCCCAGCTCAACCGTGGACCGGAGGGCCGGATCGACAAGAAGCCTGAGATGTCCGACCTGCGGGAGACCGGCTCCCTGGAGCAGGACGCGGACATCGTGATCCTCCTCAACCCGGACCCGACCGACGACCGGGTTATGGAGCTGATCATCGCGAAGCACCGGCAGGGACGTACGGGGAAGGTGACCGTTCCGCTGGCTGCGGAGTTCTCCCAGATCGGGTGCGTCAACGCTTGACGCACGCGCGTAGGATTCGGAAGACACCAACGAAAGGCCCGACATGAACGAAGAAGAGACCATCGCGCGCGTGAAGCGCGGTGTGAAGCGGATCAGCGACAAGGACCCGAACTGGAGCGACGGGGTGAGCGCCCGGCAGTTGGACATGGCGGACGGTGGCGCGTGCGTCCTCGGCCAGTGGGCAGGCGACTATGAGGACGGGCGGGACCTGCTATATCCCGGCATGTCAGGCCCGGATGCGGATGAGCTGGCGGAGCGAGACGGCTTCTACGTCATCCCCGGACTGGCCATGGCGTTCCACTACCGCTGCCTGACCTCCGCGTGGCGAGACGCGATTCGCGCGGCGCAGCGCGAGCTGTCCGCGCCTGCGCCCGACTCCCGTCAGGAGGTTGTGGCGTGATCACCGTTGAGGAGGCTCGCACGCGCGCTGCCGCAGGAGCCGCGAAGCTGACCGAGAATGACCCCGATTGGTTCACCGTCGTCAGCGCTGCGGAACTGGACATGGGATGCCCCGGCTGGTGCGTGTTGGGTCAGTGGGCAGGGAGCTACACGGACGGTGTGGATCGGCTCCTGCCGGGAGTGAACCCGCAGTCAGCGGAAGGGGACCGGCTGGTTGCCACCCTCGGCCTGGAAGCGTCCGGGTTCGGAGACGCGGATGAAGAGTACGAAACCCTTCGGGACGCGTGGGTGGAGATCATTCGCGAACTGAAGCGGGCCCGGCGTGTGGAGCAGATCACCACGGGCGGTGGAGCGTGAAGGGCCGGAAGATCCGGACTCTCCTGGAGGAGATCCGGGACAAGGTGATCCCGGCACCGGCCCCGGCTACGGGCGTGGTTCGCCTGGAGCAGTTCGACATCGCCCAGGGTGGCGCTCACACCCTGCACATGCTCGTGGATGTGGATGGCAAAAGGGTGTGGGCACAGATCCTGTTCCGGGATCTGGACGCGGGTACGCACCAGGTGACCACCACCATGACGGTGGTGAGGCATCGATGAGCTACCCACACCTGAGCGCGGAGTGCGCCAAGCACCACGGATTGGTGAAGGACTTCGACGGACCACGGCCAGAGATCGTGACCCTGTGCGGGTCCACGAAGTTCGCAGACGAGTTCGCCGCTGTGAACCGAGAACTGACCCTTCAGGGCTACCTCGTGATCAGCGTCGGAGTGTTCGACATGATCAGCGTCGGCAACGCCGATGACGTCAAGCTGGCGCTGGACGAGTTGCACAAGCGGAAGATCGACTTGGCGGACTACGTGTACGTCGTCAACCCCGGTGGCTACATCGACCACAGCACGCGGAATGAGATCACGTACGCCAGGTCCCGTGGGATCGAGGTCAGCTACCTGGTTCCACCTGCGCAGATCGCACCCGGCCTGCGCAACCTGGTGGACGGATCGGAGAAGCCGTCATGAGCATGGTTGATCACCGTTGCTCCTGCGGAAGGTTCTCGATGCTTCATGACTCATCGAAGGAGCACAGGATTCTGACCGTGGATGGCCCGCCGGAGGTCCTGAAGACGTTCACGAACGGTGGCCCGACCAGCCTGGGGTCGGACGTGGGGAACCTCGTCACGACCCTGATCGCCCCTGGTGAGCTGGTGGAGTCCTTCGGCCGCAGAGCACTGGGCCTGACGTGCAACTGTGACGGCTGCTGGGCCCTGTACGACAGCCTGATCGAGTCCGGGGAATACGAGAGGCTGGCGGTATCAGCGTGACCAACATCAACGTCGGTGAACCTGAGCAGTACCAGACCTGGTACGTGACCTTCGCGCAGAAGTGGAGGCGTCTTACACACCCGACCTACCCAGACGCGCACCCGGACGGCTACGTGAGGCTGGTCGTGGAGGACGAGGGTCAGGCGCGCTGGCTGGTGAGCCAGGAGTTCGGGGGCCACTTCTTCGCGCTGTACCGGGCTCAGCCGAACGCTGAGGACTACCCGCTGGGAGAACTGGGAGAAGTGGCCCACCCGAACGTGACAGCCCAGCGGGGCACCGCCCGGAACGGAGTCTGACATGGACAGTGGTCGCTGTCGCCAGGCAGACAAGTGCCTGGGTGCCGAACGCACGGAGGACGGGGTTCTGCTGGCAGCGGACGCGCACGGGGACCCGTTCTGCGGCCCCTGTGCGCGTCGCGTCGGGGAGTCCATTCGGGCGCTCACCGTGGACTACCTGTACCTGTCGCTGATGTCCGGGGTCACATCCCAGGCAGGCGACGGGATCATGGTCAACGGTTCGCGGGAGCTGAAGGTCCCGCTGCGGTTGGAGGTGACCGGGCTCCAGGCCGCGATCGACCTGACCGTGTCGCAGTGGGTGGAGCCGGTAGCGGAGCGTGTAAACGTCCCGTGGGACACCAGGCTTATGAGCATGGCCAGGCCTGGGTATCGAGTTCAGCAGTCCGCCAGGATTCTGTACCTGGCGCTGGACGTGCTCGTGACGCTGGAGCCCACGGAGGTGCTGGCGTGGGTTGATCCGGTGGGAGTCATGGTGACCACGCGGGACGGGGCAGAGGGCGCACAGGAGCTGATGGAACTCCATCGCCGTGCGCTGTGGTGGACGCGGGGGAACTCGGGTGATGTGCGGCTTCCGATCCCGTGCCCCTGCTGTGAAGCTCGGACCCTGGTGCGAGAGAACGGGACGGACGGTGTCCGCTGCCGTGGGTGCGGTGCCGTGTTGACGGACGACCAGTACCGCCACTTCGGCATGGTGGAGATGGAGAAGGTGAACCAGTGAGCATCCCTGAGGTGTCGGTACCAGTCGGTGAGAATGAGCCGCGCTACACGGCGGCCGAGTGGGCCCGGATCAACGCAGACCAGATGTGCTCCGAGTGGGGGCACGACTACGTGCACCGTCAGGTTCAGGCGGAGAACCTGCTCCCCGAGTTGACCGGGGTCCGCTGCTCTCGCTGTGGTCGTCGCTGGACGGCGGTTCGGGATGAGGAGTGAAAGGAGCGCGTTCTCCCAGGCCCGTGAGAGCCACAACTACGATCTCTCGGTCGGCGGAGAGCACCTGACGGGAGTCAGCATCTCAGAGCAGCGCAAGCGGCACAGTATTGAGGAACGAGCAGCCGTGTACGTCGGTCGGACGAAGAAGCTCCCGCCGGAAGAGCGGTACCAACTCCTGGACATGCTGGGCCTGCTGGACGCGGCGAAGCGGGTGACCGGCCGTGAAGAGTGACATCAACGTGTCATCCTGCACCGTAAGGGCGCGGAAGGCGCGGAACTGCGAGAGCTACCCACGGTGCCACAGGGGTATCCGGCAGGGAGAGGACTACGCGCGGCACGTCACGTTTCCCGGCAGTGATGTCAACACCAGCACTGTCCCGTGGGTGTTGCACATCTGCGCCACGTGCCAGACCGAATACGGCCAGGAGATGCCTCCCCGTCGCCGCACGTTGAATCGGAACCGGAAGGACTCCTGATCATGCCCCAGTTCGCAGCAGATGAAGGCGTGGACGTGTCCCGCCACAACGGATTGATCGACTGGGAGCGAACGCGGCGGATGTGCCGCTGGCTGAGCTTCGGCATGGTCCGGCTGGGGGAGTGGCGTCCGGAAGGGAACGAGGAACTCCAGCCGTACTACGGCCTGGCGGACGAAGCGGCGGACCGCAACATCTTCGGCCTACGCCGCGCAGGCATCGTGCCTGGTGGCTACCTCCGCACCAATCCGACGATGAACTCCCCGGAGAAGGAAGCCGTGGAGTTCGTGACCCGTGTACACGGGTTCGGGGTGGACAAGCCGGGGAACCTGATCCCCTGCGTCGACATGGAAGACGGGACCCAGCAGTGGGGACCGTGGCTGCGGGAGTTCATCACCGTCTACCGGGAGCTGAGCCCCCTCTACCGTCTGCGGATCTACTCCAGCGGCAGCAAGTTCAACGACCTGTACGGCGGGGTCGTCGACCTGACGGACATGGGTGGTATCCAGCTCGTGGTGGCCGACTGGAGCGCCCCCGCAGGGAAGCCCCGGTTCAACCCCCCCATCGCGGTCATCCACCAGTACAGCAACGGGTCCACCGTTCCCCCCGTCGTGTACCACCCGGACGGGTCCCTGGTGCAGGTGGACAGGCAACGTGTCATCACAGGGCACCGGCTGGTGGAGGCTATGATCTAGGCACCCACCGCGTGATCTCCCGCCCGACCTGATTGGGAGATCACAGAACATGAGCACCACGGATCAGCGCGACCCGAGTTCGGACGTGCTAGACCTGCTGTCGGCCAGCATCTCCCGCCACCGCCATGCCCTAGGGCCCCTGGCTATGGCGCTGGGGATGCTGGCTTTCGCATGGGTGTCACACCTGTGGTCGCCGACGCTGGGCACCGTCGCGGCTGCCGTGGTGTTCATCCTCGGGATGCAGGGGGCATCCCAGTTGCCCACCGCACGGCGGGAACGCCTGTGGGGCTACCTGTTCTGGTTCTCCGCCATGACGTGGACAGTCCTCGCGGTATGGGCCGAGAACGGTCCGCTGACGCGGGGGATCATCACCCAGCGTCCCGTCCTGCTGTACCTGCTGGCCGGGCTCACCATCGCCTTCGGCATCCCCTGGTATTGGCATCGCCGTGTGCGCCGGGGAATCCAGGTCGACAAGAGCATTGCCGCGTGGGGTGACGGCGGGAAGGTGGGCCTGAAGGGAGCCACCCTGCGGGGCACCGACGCGACCCTGACGGGCTTCTCCGGGGTGATCGAAGGAATCCGGGGTGTCCACCACTACAGCCAGTTCGAGCAGGCCCGGTCCCGCATCGCCAGCTTGTTCGGGGTGCACGCTTCCGCCGTCACCATCGAACGCGGCACGCACGAGGCTGAGGCCCGCGTACGCGTCCAGGAGATGGAGCCGGACGCTCCGGAGGTGTGGGAGCCCCCGATGGAGCCGGTCAGCATCAAAGACCTGTTCTCCATCGGCCTGTTCGACGACGGGTCACCGATCCTGTACCGGTTCTTCGGGCCGGACGGTGGCCTGGACGGGGTGATGATCGGCGTCAAGGGCTCCGGCAAGTCCAACCTGATGAACGTCCTGATTGGGTACGTCGCTGCCTGCTATGACGCCGTGCCGTGGATCGCGGACCTGAAGCCGGGTGCGCAGGAGCATAAGGAGTGGAAGCCGCTGGTGGACGCCTTCGCGGAGACCCCGGAGCAGGTGGACCTGATGTACACCGCACTGTGGTCCATCTTCGAAGAGCGGGGCAGCTATGCCGGGCGGAAGTTCGAGCCGACGCGGGAGCGGCCCGCGATCGTGATCTTCGTGGATGAGTCCAGCGTCTACTTTGCCGCGTCCGTGGAAGCCGACCTGAAGAAGCGTCAGGAGGAGACTCAGCGTCTGGATCGACGTAAGGCGCTGGTCGCGAAGGTGATGGCGGTGTGCCGATCCCTGGGTGGGGCGAACCAGTACGCGACCCAGTTCGGGCTGTTCGAGGCCCTGGGCAACACGACGATCCGTAACCACCTGGTGGCCGGTCACGGCATCGCGTTCCGCACAGCGAAGGCGAAGGACGCGGGACTGGTGTTCCCCGTGCCTGGAGGCATCGACACCGGACGCATTCCCCGAGACAGGCCGGGAACGATGTTCATGGACGGACCGGAGCAGGACCGGCCGATCCTGGGCCGTGTACACGGGTTCGGAGACCGGGCGCGTTCCGCGTTCATCGCCTTCTGGACGGGACGTCAGCCGGTCCTGGAGCCTGCCGCCGTGACGGCGGGAGCGGCTG